ATTAATTAATCTTCCTGGTCGACATCGAATGGCGGGCGGAAATTATTATCTGGATCGTCCTTTTGGAATAGCATACAACACAACTAACCAACAAACATATATAAATGGACAAAAAGATACAGATTATAGTTTTTCTGGACTCAATAAGCAATCATTGAGAAAATTTCCGCTTTATGGGACTCAGGCAGTTGGTTATGTGACTAAAGAAATAAATCCTGTGTTTTTTGGAAGTTTGCTCGGCAAAGAATGTATAGTATCAGCAGATGGTTCTTCTTTGTTAACAGCTACAACCTGGGGAACCAGGCTAGTATTGGCTGGCCACAATCTTGAAGATTTAGCATTTCTCGAAGGACAGGGAACAAGGACAATTGCCGGTACAGAGTTTGATGGCATGTCTGATCATGGTGTTGACCAGTATTACTACAGTGCTTTAGTACGGCTCCTATCTAATAGGATACCAGATCCGAGCACTATAATAAGTGTTACTTCGGCAACTTCGCCATATATTGGTATATATTTGGTTGTTGTTGGTAGTTCGTCGGATATTAAAAGTATCTCGCCATAAAAGGAATAAATTATGCTTTTTGCTAGAATAGAAAATAATCAAATAGTTGAGTATCCGGTTGATATATTTAATGCATACCCGAATATTTCTTTTTCGGTACCGATATCTGTTCAAGCTCTTCCAGAAGGAATTGTGGTAGTTAAAGAACAGAATCGAACAGCATACAACAAATATAGTCACAGGCTAGTAGAATCAACTCCGATATTTGAAAACAACGAGTGGATACAAAATTGGGTATTAGAAGAATTATCCGAGGAAGAAAAGTCTCAAAAAGATATTGGTTATAGAAGTAGTATCATAGTAGAAAGAAATTATCGACTGTTGAACTCTGATTGGACTGAGTTACCTTCTGTGCAAAAAATGAAATCTGAAGAATGGAAAAGTGCCTGGGAAATATATAGGCAAGCACTACGAGACGTACCGGAGCAAACAGGCTTTCCGTATAATGTTATTTGGCCCGAAGAGCCGAGTATTAACTCGTAATTTTTCTAATTGCAATAATTTTACTATTGATTTCTTCTAATCTCAGTGTACGAAATAACCCCGGATGTAATGGCCTAGGAATATCTGAGATAGAAGTCCAGGCATAGCCTCGATGTTCGTTGTTTAACGTTGGAACAAATTCATTGTCTACAATAACGATATAAGTGTGGTATACAAAATAATTATTGTCAGCAGTATAAGTTTCTAAAGGAATCAGTTTTTCGTTGTGTAATCTAACGCCGATTTCTTCTTGAACTTCTCGTTTTAGGCTTTGAATTACGGTTTCCCCAGAGTCAACTTTGCCTCCGGCAATGCCCCAGGTGTTAGCAAATTTGCCGTTGTTTCGTAACAAGAAAAGATATCGACCGGTTTGATTACAATAAATTAATGCACCAACACTTTCAATTGCTACTGCATAAGGCTCTACAAAATCAAACTCCACTGACCTGCTGGATAATGCCCTTGAAAACTCTTTAACCATTCTGTTCCATTCCATCTATACTGAACAGCAGTATTTAAGTGAGTTACATATTGTACATTAGCATTTTGGCTGGCAGAGAAACTTACACGCCATTTAGTACCATCCCACTCAATGATATCATTTCTTTTTGCCACAACTGGGCCTTGCGAAATATAACCATCAACGAATTTGGATCCATCATTGCCTAACCACGCAGCGGCTTTCTCACTGTTTACAACCGAACCAATATCGTTTAATATTAAGTATCTTACTCCACTACTAGCAGGTGTAGTTATAGATTGGTCATCTATGTCAAAATCGTCGGGATCAACAATAGCGTGAATGGGTGCCACAGTGTTGGTTGGTATTGTATCAGAGAAGATATTATATAGTAATAAACTATTGTCTGACGGATGAAAAGCAATAGTCCCTACTATTTCTTTGTCGTCATCTAACTGTAATCTAATTTGGCTAGTTCCGGGCTTCAATGCACCGTAGACATCAATCAGTGCCGGCCAACTGTCACGATCACCAATTTTGCCAGTTTCTGTAGCAATCTCGTTTTCTTTTACTAGCACCAGAGTATTATCTAATACCACGATTCCGTATTGTAGCGGAGTAATATACTGTCGACTTACAAGATTACTGTCGGCAAATGCAGCGTCGTCTAGTTCGCCCTTGGGGTCATATATACTGGCAATGATTTTTTGTATAACACCCAGTTTCTTAACTTTGGCAGGTAAACTGATCCAAATTGGTATTTCGAAAGTTAAATTGGCAATATCAATTTGATCTTCAGTTCCGGCAGGTATAGTTCTAGAAGTAAAATTTATATTAGTCAGTGTAACAGTACTTAAACTTGTCCAGTCAAGATAATTATCGGTATTTTGTATTTCCATTGACGGATTAAACAAGCAGCATAGTTGTTCAATTAGTTGTAGTTTTTGTGTGCTGTTGCTAGTCCAAATATCTAATTTTAATTCTAATTTGTAGGGCACTGGCATTATTCTTTCAACAGTGATTGAATCCTGTTGATTGATAAAATATTGTCCACTGGCCTGATCGTAAACTCTTTCTCGTAGATTTACTTTACTAACGTGATAGGGTTCCTGAACACGTTCACGATCGTAAGTTAATCCGCCAATGTAAACAGCCATCGACGGGGTATAGCTTAATGCGTTTTCACTGTTATTTTTTAGTATCTGTGCTACTTGTCTATTCATATCACCATATATTACCGGAACACGTAATAGACTGGTGTTTCCTGCTCGGTCTTTGCCAAACTCAACTTGGAAGTTGCTGACCATTCGAATAAATTGTGTGACAAATCTTCGTATTTGTCCTGAGTAAAAAAATTGCTGCATATTAGTCGGCTCTTGGTTTGAATATTTCGTTTAGTGCTTGACGTTCGTTGTATACTTCGCCGCTGCTGTTAGTATGGGTAGCATTATTGTTAACAAAGGTAGAACGAATTGTGCGATTGTCTGCTCCTGGGGTAAGTGGCGAACGTTGTACATCTTCGACCTTTTCCCATTTAGTACCATTCCATCTAAACAGTCTATTGGGTTTGAAATCCAATCTTAAGAAGTAAGTACCTAATTTAGGATTGGCAGGAAACGCAACCCCGCTTAACACAGTATATCCATTTGGTGCTTTTCCGTCCCCGGTTAAGTAACCTTTGATTGATTTATCTGGAGTCAATAGCCCACGATCGGCAGTTAAAGCTGCAGTATTGATATTTAAGTTAGTTTGATCGGCACGAGGATCGAACGGATCTTCGGGAAGCCCGTTCTCTTTAAGACCCAGTGTATAAAGAGGGTTAACATCATATCCGCTGTAAGGAACATCTGCTTCGGCCTGTGCAATGATACTGTCATTGATATCTACAAACTTTTGATAGCTGCTTAATATACTGCCCAGTGTTTGATTGGTATCGTCGCCGGCTTTGATATTGTTAAGAAGATCTTTGTACTCTTGACTGTCTACCAGTGGTTGAAGTTTTACACGCCAAAGATGTGGCCACCAAGTTGGACTAAATCCTTCGCTGGCACGATTAGCATCGGACACAACATAATATCTTTTCAGTGCTGCGGGCAAATCTGCATCTAATGCATCGTAATCCTTGAGATGCTGTAGCTCAAGTACATCGCCGTTCATGATTTTTCTACCAATGGACTCGACCATTTCTTTAAGATGAAAAGTCATAAACAATGTACCGGAATTCAAAAACAATCCAAATTGACTAAGATCAAAGTCATTGTCTGACACATTATAGATACCACGTAAACTGTAAATACTGGTATCATATTTTCGATCTCGATTTTCTAAGAACAATAAATCCTGGATATTTTTTCCACTTTCGTTTATATACCCGGGCTGTGTGGCATCCGAGCTGAATTTGAGCGTAGTTCCGCTGGTAATTGGTGCAGTGGTATCTAAATCCAGTGTTATAGAAGTAGCAGTTTTTGTTACAATACGACTGCCTTTAGCAATATTGGTTCCGTAGACAAAGTCGCCGGGTTTTACTGAACTAGTGTCACTGAAGTTAATGGTTTTTCCTACGGCGTTTTGGGTAGCCGAAGCAGTTAATGCGATTGACTGGTCGTTTGTACCTAAATATTTGTGTAAGTTAATGCCAGTGCCGCCAATGGTAAACATTTCGGCTATTTGCCTATCAAAGTATCGATAGTCGTTGCTATGCTTACCGTCTTTCCACAGGCTTAATCTAGGCAAGGCAGTTCTCCAAAGTATTAAATATTTATCCAATCCAGTGCGGTTGACCTAGTTCGAATTTTAGTGTATAATTGTTTTTTCCTGTAATTTTGGAGTGTAATATGG